CAGAAGGCCGCCCGCGAGTTGCATGCCGACCGTACCCAGCGGGTCTTCAGCGAGAAGCTGGGCCTGCCGATCGCGGGCAGCGTCGCGGGCGGCCTGGGACGCGAGCCCGCGATCGACCCCTTCGACGCCCGGATTTAGCCAGGCGAGGGCGCCTTCATAGGCTGGCAGGGCGCCGAGGGTCTGGCCTTCGAACAGATTGCCCATCCAGGCCGGCACATTGGCTGAGCGCCCCTCAGCGACCTTGAGGGCGGCCTGATAGTCGGGATCGGCCTCACGCTCAGCGCGCTTGACGTTCTCCTCGTTGGAGCGGCGCCGCCCCGCCTGGAACTTGTCCCATGGGCCGAGGTCGGTCGTCGTGTCATCGTCGTTCAGCAGGATCGCGCGGCCGTTGATATTTTGGACACCGCCGCTGATCTCGACCTCGACGGGCGTACCGTTCGGTCCTGAGAGAGGACCGGTCGGCATCTCCGCTTCTCCCGTCGGCGCGTAACGCGACCAGGGTCCCTGCGTCATCGGGGCGGACGTGCGCTCGGCGGTGGCCGCAGGCTGTCCCTCGATGCGGAAGAAGCGGTGGCGACCGATGTCGAACCCGTTGCCGTCGTCCCACTCGGGCGCGCGGCGGCCAAGAGCGGCCTGAGCGGTTGGGCTGTAGAAGTGACTGGCTCCGCCTGTGGGGTCTTCCCCTGCCATGGCGCGCTCGACCAGCGCCGCGGCGCGGCGGTACTCAGGCGAGTCTGCGCGGATGTTCATCAGCCGGGTGGCGGTCTCGGGGTTGCCCCAGGGCTCGAACTGATTGCGCTCTAGAACGACCTGTGACGGCGTCAGGCCGCGGTTCCGGGCACGGTTGAGCACCACAGCGGCAACGGCCTGCTGGCCCTGGTCAGGCTCTTGGCCAGCCTCGCCAAGCACCGTGCGGACGAGGGCGTCGCGGTCATCAACGAACCGAATCTGCGGCATGGCCTGGCGCTGACGGCGCGGCGCCGACGGGCGAACGCTGGGCGTCGGCACAGGGGCAGGCGCAGGCGCATACCGGGACCACGGACCGTCAGGCATCAGTTCACCGCCTCCCAGGACGTCGGGTTGCCCGGATCGCCGCCGATATAGCGGTAGCCGTCCTCGACGGTCCCGATCTGCGGACCGCTCGGGGCGCCGCCGGTTTCCATCGCTTCGAACTCTGAGATGCGACCCTGGCGGAAGGCGAGGGCGCGCTCGTTCAAGGCCTTCAGCCGGTTGATGCCGGCCCGGACCACGTTCTCGTCGTTGAGATTGTTCAGGATCGTGGCCGACTCGCGCTGGGCGTCGCCTTCGGTCTGCACGCCGTTATTCAGGCGCAGGCTGTCGTTGACCAGTTGCTGGATGTCGGAGCGGAAGTTGGCCAAGTTGCGGCTGTTGTCGTCCGACATGCCCAGGCGATTGCGAACGCCTCCGACCGCATTCGTCACCGGGCCGAGATTCAGTTGGCCGGTTTCCAGCAGGCCCGCGTAGCGATCCAGCGTCGAGTTGATCGTCGTGAGGGCCTCGACGTCCTGATAGTACTTCTCGAGCTGGACTTCCTGCCCGCGAGAGAGGCCCTGATTGCGGGGCGCAGGTGCGACGGCTGCGATCGGATTGCCGGCCGCGTCGAAGCGCTGCTGACCCTGCGATAGCTCGAAACCGGCCGTGCTCTGGTCAAACGCCAGCCGCTCGCGGTCGAAGTTGTTCTTGTCGGCGCTGATCTGCTCGGTGATCGAAGGATCCGTCCGCGTGTACACCGGACGGACCCCCGTTGAGGTGCGCTCAAGCGTGGTGTCGCCGCTCTCGGTGTAAGTGGGCTGCTCACCGACTCGACGACCGCCGATGAACTGAGCAGCGCCGGCGCCCACGACCTGGGGCGCAAACTGCTCGGCAACGCTCTCCCCGAACTTCTCGGGGTTGGTGGCGAAGGCGATCAGGGCGGCCGGCCCCATCTCTTCCGCAATGCCCTGCAGACGGGCACGGAGAGCCTCGGCCTCTGGGCGACGGGCGTCGGTCTCCAGACGTGCGCGCTCGCCATCCAGAGCGCCGGAGACGGTGTCGCCACCCAAGACACGGTCGAACACCCGCCAGCCGCTTACGCGCTCGCGCTGACGTGGCGCCGGAGTGGCCGACGCCTGGCCGCTGACCGGACGGAGAGGGGTTGCCGCCGCAGGCACAGGCTGGCCCGCGTTGAATGGCTGCCCCTCGAAACCCTGCTGCAGATAACCGAGCAGGAACTGCTCGTCGCCTTCGTCGGCCATTTCGGCCGGGGCCGAAGGGCGCCGCTTCGGATCACGAGCGAAGACTTTGGGGGAGGCGGCCAACAGGCCGGACGTGACTCCGCCGAGAGACAGCAAGCCCCGCATTAGGCCTCTCCGTACTTGAAGCCGAAGTTGAAGCCCGACTGCTTGCCGGTGCTGACGCCGGACGAGGAGCCGTTGGTCGTGTTCACCCGCTCCAGAAGCTGGGCGATCAGGGCGTCGATGCGGGCTTGGGTGTTCTGGGCGAAGCTGTTCTTGTTCGCGTTCTCGGACTGCGCGATGCCGACAGCTCGGTCATAGGCCCCTTGACGCAGTTGGGCTGTGGTCGAGCCAATGGTGCGCAGCGTGTCGTTGTCAAACTGGGCCTCGTAGACGCCTCGGCGATCCGACAAACCCTTGGCGCTGCGACCGAGAGTGGCGGCGCGGTTCAAGTTGGCAAGATCGCCCCGCTCGGCCCGGATGTCCGCCAGGGTGGTGTCGATCACCGCCTCGGTGTTGGGGTTCAGGTATTGCTCGGCCGTTGCGGGATCGAAGCCTTGATAGGCCTGGCCCTTGATCTCTTCCAGACGGGCCATCAGGTCGGCTCGCGACCGGTCCGAGACACCTGTGGTCGAGGTCTGGGCCATCGTCTGGTTTTGGGTAGCTTTGCTCTTGGAAGAGTTTTTGCCGAATGAAAGCGCCATGCTTCACAGTTCCTTTTGTACGCTGACCTCGGGGGCGTAACCAAACCGACCCAGGACGCGGATCCAGCCCTTGCGCCCGACGGCGCCGGCGAAGTCCGCGCCATAGGACCGGGCGTAGGCTTCCGCCTCTGGAATGAGAGCCTCGATGCCGGCCAGATCGCCGCCGCCGAGGAAGACGTTGAACCCGATCGCTCGCGGGCTGACGATGAACTCGCCGATCAGGGCGGCGGTCTCGTTCTGAAAGAGCGTGAAGTATCCCGACGCGATGCCGGCCACGACCTCGTCCCAGGTCTGGTCGCAGTCGTCCAAGGCGCTGCCAATCAGCTCGCGGGCATTCACGGCACGGCCACCGCAGAGAGGGTCCCGTCGTCCGCCACTGACAGATAGAACGGATCGCCTGACGGGGAGTAGAGCACGATGTAAGGATTTCTGACGCCGGGGCGTCCGCCCTTCATGTAGATGTCGCGGCCCCGTTTCACGTTCTGAGCGTCTGCCTGATCAAGCGCGTCCCGTGAGGCCTGCTCGTTCTGCTGTTCATACTCTGGTGAGGCGCGGGGAACGATCATCTTGGCGAGCTCGATTTCACGATGAAGCGAAACACGCCTACCCGGAAATCTTTGTCGGCTGCGGCGGTGAACCGAGTGCTGATCCGCCGAGCGTTGAATCGAATGTCGGTCTGCGCAAGCAGCTCGATGGGCGGCAGTTCTTGGTCTGGGCTCATTGTCCAGTCACCAATCCGGAAGCGGATGTCCACGTCGCCCAGGTTTTTTTCGTCTGGTATCACGCCGTAGACCGATGTCGTGAGCGCGCCGCCGTTAAACTCGATTGGTCCAGACTCCGCGTAGGGCTGTATTCCGTCTCTGGCCTCGCCGACCTCATGTTCGAAGAGATGGCCGTCGTTTCCGACCATCATCATGTGCTGCCCGCCGGTTCCCCGGTCCGTCCCAGAAAGGCGGCTCAGAGCGCCAATCGTCCAGTGCCCCTCTTTGTAGTTGAGGGCCACATAGCGGTCATTCTCGATCGACGATGCAGACGGGTAAAAGAACCAGGCCTCGCTGAACTGACTGTTGTGGACCGCTGCCACCTTAGAAACTTGGCCGGCGTTTATGCCGTTGAAAACAAAATCGCTGACTTCGCATTCGATGGGATCAACAGAGCCGCCGTTGTACATCCAGAAGCCGCTCACGCCCTGCCAGAGTGACCGGCCTTTGCTGATCTCTGTTGATCCTTGGCGGGAGACAATCCCGCAGTCGCCTGCGATCTTTTTTACTTCGTAGATGTCGGGGGAGCCGGGCGAGTAGACCATCCGGTGCACGTCTACGTCTGTGTGGAGAAGCCCCACGCCAGGTAGGCGTTTGCCGCAGACCAGTGCGCCCTGCGTCTGGAGCCGGACACCGCCGGCCAGATTACCCGATGACGGCATCCAGGCGTAGCGGTCTTCCGGATCGCACCATTCGAGCTTGCGGGGGTCGCCCGCCGCTCCCAGGGCGACGATAGCGCCTTCCTCGGTGACGAACACCGCTGAGGCGAGGGGGACCGTCCCCGGGCTTCCTGTGCCGTCATCCAACGGCGTCGCAGGGTTGGCGGTGTTGAGCTCCCACTCGTAGATCTGGTCGCCGTCGCAGGCGATGAGGACTTCGCCCCAGGTGTCTAGCGTCCAGACCATCGCGGGGATGACGTTCTCGGTGTCGGGGCGCGGGGTCCCATAGGTCCCGGCCCCATAGGCGCCCGCGCCATATCCGCCGCCGGTTGATGCGTTCGCCGGCCCAGGCGCCCATCCTACAGGGGTAATGTTGTAGAGCGCGCCGGCGCGGGTAAAAGCGAACAGCCCCTCGTTGGAGCCGACCACGATCCAGGTCTGGTTGTCGTTGTCGACCCAGGTGATGATCGCGCGGCCCTTGCCCTCGATCGCATCCGAGGACTTCAGCCGCCAGCCGCCGACAGGGAGCTGTGTGTTCTCGAACCAGCGCCAGAAGTTGGCGTCGTAGAAGCGGCCCTGCGACTCGTAGCGCGTCCCGTTCCGGTAGACGCCCGGCGGCAGCTTCAGGGGGATAAGCGGCACTGGGTTCTAGCCCAGCACCACGAGGCTGATTTCGGTCGGGTCCGACAGCGAACCGCCGATGATCACCGTGTTGAACCCGAACTGTGTCGTGGACTTCAGCGCGGTGACCGTGGCAGCGAACGGGCTGACCGTGTCCCGGCATTGGATCATCGGCTGATAGTTGGCGTCAGGCATGGCGGGGGAGATGGTGGCCACGTATTGGCCGGCGCTGCTGCGCGAAACGGTGATATTGCGCCCTGACACCGTGGCGCCCGTCAGGCCGTTGAACGTGCCCCGGGCCTTGATCTCGCTGCCCCAGGTACCGTCCGCGCGCAGCACCTTGGCCGCCAAAGCGTCCCCAGCGGCCGGCGCTGGGACGAGCGCCTTGACCCCGCCCGAACCGGAGTCCCCGGTGAACGCCGGCAGCATCGCCGCGACTTCGGCTGGTGTCAGGTTCTCGTGCGGCCCGGTGCCGGAATCGTTGCGGCCCTTGATGGTGTTGGTCGGGCTCGCCAGAGCGCCGTCCCAGGCTTCGTGCAGGACGTTGTTCTTCAGGCCCCACGAGTTGAAGTCGGCATCGATCGTCGGGAGCGGGACGTCGTAATACTGGGTCTCAGCCATCGTAACCGGGCCTTCCGCCATAGGCTCTGCGCCGGACGCCGAGAAACTGCTGTTCTGCTCTCAGGCTGACCGGCTGGCGCATGATCGCGGACTCGATGCCGTCGATCTGTTGCTGATACATCGTGCGCCACGTCCCGATCCGCTGGTCGTCTTCCAGGTAGGGCGCCGAATGGACGAGGGCCGCGTAGAGGCGGGCAGACGGGCGCAGGCATTGCAGCCAGTCGCTCTTGTTCTGGTCGCTGAGGTGACAGACCCCGCGGACGTACCGAAGCTTCAGATTGCGGGGCGCATCGCCGCGCGCGTCATGCAAAAGGATCGTGGTGTCACTCGTGGCGTAGAACAGGCCGCGCTGATTGTCGGGGATCGTGTCGAACCCGCCGTCGCCGACGTAGGTCACGTCCTGGCCGTCGATGGTCAGTGACGTGATCTGGCGCAGGTCGCTCGGCATGGAGAGGTCACCCTCCCAGCCGTCGAGCTCGAGCGTGGTCTCCAGCTTGCGGTTGGCGATCTCGCCCTCGATGTCGTCCTCGCCGAAAGCGATCCAGTCGGGGATGCGGGCGGCCAGGTCTGTTCGGTTGACCGTGGCGGCGACGATCTCCTTGAGCCACGAGTAATCGCGAGCGGTCATTGGTTCGAACTCGCTACGCCGTGGACCCACGTTTGACCGGGAGAGGCCGGCAGGCTGAGGATGGTGAGGCCGAGCAGCGCAACCGTGGACCGATTGGTCCGGGTCACGCGCAGGTTTGCCGTGGTGTTCGTCGGGGTGCCCTCGACTTGGACGTTCACCACATCGGTAACGCCGGCCGCGGTCTCGGCTTGGCCGGTCACGACCGGGACGACACCCACATCAAACGGAGGGTTGAAGGTCCAGACGACCAGCCCCGAGGCGTCCGATTGCGCTCGGATGCGCCGGACCCGCGAGGCGTGCGTGTGATCGGCCAAGGCGTACTGAGCCACGTCTCCCCCCTTGGCTCCGGTATCGGAGACGGCCGGCGGCATCGCCGAAGCAGGCTTGGGGATCTGGGCATCCAGGGCGGCCTGCGACACGCCAGGGTTCGACACCTCGGCCACGGTCAGTATTCGGTCGCCGTGTAGGGCGTCGCGCCGGTGGCGGCGATAGCGGTGATCAGACGCGTGGTCTTCACCCGCATGGTCGCGCCGGGAAGCAGCGTATAGGTGCCGGCGGCGCCGATGACGGCCGCAGCGCCGAACTCGTTCACGCCGATGTTGTTGGCGCCGACGTTCTGGATCTCCAGACCTCGACGGGCTGTATTGGCAGCCGCGAGGGTCGCGCTGGTCGTGCTGGCCGTGCCGCTGCGGTCGGTCGCCTGGTTCAGGCTTGCGGCCTGACTGACGACGTACAGGGCCTTGGCCTGGGCGCCGTTGCCGGGGTTGGAGTCTGTGGTGACCGTCTCTACGGCGACGCCGTTCCACGGATCCTTGGTGGCGTAGGGCATTGGCGTCTCCGCTGAGGCGAAAAGACGGGGGCCGAAGCCCCCATCAGGATCAGGTCAGGCGGGTGAGGCCGAGGCGGGCCAGTTCGGCCGCGATCTGCGCCGTGGTGGCGCCGGTCGCGAGCACGTTCTGGACGACCGGGGTCGCACCGAAGAAGCCGACTTTGTCGTTGGCGTCCTGGCCGATCATGTTGCCGTCGGAGTTGCGGTTTGAGGCGTGACGAACGGGCATAGCCGTGTCCTTTCGATAACAGAGGGGGAAGGGCGGGCCGAGGCGAACCCCGGCCCGGTTTCAGTCCGGCTTAGGGGGTGCCCGAGCCGCGGACGCCGAGGCGGCGATCCAGGTTGGCGGTGCCGTAGATCACGTCCCAACGGTGAAGGTGGGTGTCGTTGATCCCGTCCGACGTGCGCCAGTACCGGATGGTGATCCCGGTATCCTTGTCGGTCGCGAACGCACATTCGCCGGAGGCCGGGCGGACCAGACGGGCCGTGACCAGCTTCAGCGACGACTTGTGGAACGCGGCGTTCTGGCGATAGGCGGTCGATGCCGAGCCCATCCAGGTCACCACGGCGGCGTTGGCCGGAGCCGAGTTGACGTTCTGATACGCGCCCGACGTGATGATCGGGTTGGCGATGGTCAGAGCGGCAGCGCCGGCGCCGTCAGCGGTCGCGTCCGCCAGAACGACAAACTGCGCCAGGAACGGCAGTTGCGCCTTGGTGCGCGGGTTGACCGCGAACACGTTGGCGATGGTGAACACCTCGCCGCGCTTGACCGTGGCCGCTGCACCCAGACCCGCAACGTTGAGGGTTTGCTGGAAGCTGTTGCGGACCGCGGTGAAGGCCACGTTCTGTCCCGCGCCTGCGACGGTGCCGTTGGTGCGGGTGCCGGTGACCAGGGTGGGGACCGTCTGGCCGGTGTAGGCGTCAATGCCTGCGAGACCCGGAATACGGGCTTCCTCGAGGGCGTTGCGCGCCACCGATCCCTGCTGGGCGGCGTTGGCGAGGATGTTGCCGGCCAGGGCGTAGCGATCCGGCGGCGACAGCAGGCCGATGCGGCCCACGTTCGGGATGGCCAGTTCGTCCATGCGTTCCGGCATCTTGAAGAAGTCGGCCGGGCTGTCGATCAGCTGACCCGGCGTGCCGACCCAGTTGGGGAACTCCAGCAGGCGATCGTTCAGGTCGAGGTCGATCTGGGTCGCCAGTTGGGCCATGGCCGCCTCGGCGGTCTTGTCCTTCAGGATTTCGTCCAGCGACAGGGTGGCTTCCAGGCTGGTGAACTCGACGTCCACGCCCTTCTGCTTATCGATGCTGACGGGCACTTCGCCCTCCAGCACCTCCTGGACCTGGGCGACGCGGCCGTCACGAACCAGCAGTTCGGGCGGACGCTTCACATAGACCGTGCCGCCGGGCTTGCCGCCGCCACGTTCGGAGGTGAATTCCTTGTCCAGGGATTCCGTGTCGACCAGCTTGGCCAGCACGAGGTTGTTCTTGAGAAGCTTCAGACCTGCGTTGGCGTAGATCTTCGGCGAAGCATAGGCGTTAGCCATCGACGATGTTCCTTATCGTTTGGCCGCCAGCTTTTCGTCGGCAAGCTTCTCGAACGCTGCGAAGTCGTCCGTGTCGGGCTTGACCGCGAACCTCCCCGCCGTGCCGCGAACGGTCTGGGCGGGAGCGGTTGTCTGGCGGCGTTGTTGGGATTGGATTTTGCGGAGAGCCTCAATCGCCTTGGTCCCTTCAAGGGCGCGATGGAGGATCAGCAGCGACGGAGCGTCCGTCAGGTTCTGAAGGGCGGCCGGGGGTACGCCGAACTCCTTGA